TGACAAACCAACCGATCGATTGAGGGACGACAGGTCCCCCATCCATATTTGCGCAGAACACCCCATTTGCCGGGCTTGCCGCCTGACAAATGGGGTATTTTTATGCTGCCGCCGCGCTGGAGGCCGTTTCACTTGCGTCGTACATAAACTCCAGGAAGAAAGCGATGTTTATAATATCCGTGTAGCTCTCCATGCTGTCCAGCATATCGACACTCTTGATCTGGAAGGTAAACGTTCCATCATCCGGTTGTTCCTCATAGAAGAAGGTCACGCGGACGTTCTCTGAATAGAACGGCATATATCCCTGGATATACACCATCGCGCTGGTATCGTCCAACCAATCGGAGGTCCACTCCGCGCCGCGGAAGTTGTCGTCCACCACTTCGCTCAAGGTCTGCGGGCCGAAGTCATCCCAGACGGCGCTTTTCATGTTGTAGACCGCCGGGTCAGTTACGGCTTCTACGATCCCCGATGCGGAAAGCGCAGCTATCAAAACCGGAAGAACCAGAACAGTTGCAATCAACCCGATCTTTTTTCCGGTTAACGAACCCGCGTTTAGGCTCACCGAACTTTCTGCCCCGGCTTCTTCGAGGGTATCCGGCGTGATCCGCTGGACCGGAATCGCCGTCCCGCACTTTTCGCAGAACCGCTTGCCGATTTTGATCTTCGTGCCGCAGGTAGGGCAGACAGTATGGATGCGGTCCTGTTTTCGCTTCCACACTTCGTAGATGCCGAACGCTCCGCCCAGCGTAACGATCATGCCAAAAATCCATGCACCCATCAGCAAAAGAAAGATGCCGAACACAAACCAGATGATATTCAATGCACGGTTCATCTTTACCGCCGCCCAACCGAATTTTTCGTTGTTCCACAGGCGGACAAAGATGTTACCGGACGGTGTTACTTCCACAGGCATACCGCAGGCCGGGCAGAACTTGGTGCCTTCGGGCAGCTGCGCGCCGCATTTTGTGCAGAACATGCTTTTCTCCTTTCCTTCCTCACTGGATTAGATAGACTTCTTCTCCTTCAGGGTAGGCAGCGTTGTCTGGCACTGCTGTAAAACTAGCCGTATTGCTGTCGTAATTGAGCCGGTAAATAATGTAATCCCGATACCCCTGGGAATAATCAACCTGGTATCCTGCCAAGCCCGGACCTTCCGCCCAATGTACACTGCAATACTGACCCGAGATATTGCTTTCATATACCTGGCCATCCCGAACACCCCAAACGAGAGACGGTGCACTGGTGCCGGCATAAACATCCCATACAAAGAAATCATGGATATTATCAGGAGACAGCAGTAAACCTAAATTATTGGGCTTGCCATACAGCGGCCCGCCTTCAGGAGCCGTATCACAGAGAAGTGTCACATTGCCGTAGGAGTCGATGAAGTAAATCTTTGCGCCAAAATAAATGTCCATATCTTCATCGTGCTCTTCAGCCGTTGCAGCAAAAGCCTCATAGAGGCCGTCATCATCACAGTCATCATAGATAAACGTGATTTCCACAATTGGTTCGTTGGAATTTGCCAAAACAGACGACCAGGCATTTTCCAGAATTTCCTTACTACCTACTTCAAAAGAAGGCGTTTCTTCTACCGAAACAGCCGGTTCTTCCTCGACATACGAATCCGCCTCGTCATAGGTTTCATCATAGTACGAGCTGCTTTCGATATTCGCGCTGTAAGAGCCTTCATCTTCCCATGCGCTGTTCAGCGTGGCACTTAGCATAAGCATGGCGAGCAGACCGCCCACGATGCTGAGCACGATTTCAATGCCCGTCAGCGCCAGCAGGAAAAACACAATGTTTTTGATGCTGGTGCCGCCCTTGCGTTCGGATGCGGGTTTGGCGAGCTGTTGTTTACAGTGGGCGTAATAGTCGCGGTTGAAGTTCCTGCCAAATCGAATGGCATTGACCCAGCCCCAAACACCGACGGCAAACGCGAGGACACCGCCAACAACGGCTACCGGTCCATTCAGGCTCGACATGCCCACCATAAGGACCAGGCTCGACACAAGCAGAGCGATATAAACCGGCAGAAAATACTTTTTGAACAGTTCCCCGCTGCGCCGGTAAAAACACATCATCGGCCCCAACAGGAACGCCGCCCAGTTGAAGCGGGTTTTCTGCCCGGCATCGATCTTCTTAAACTCGGCCAGGTAGTAGTCGGCACGTTTCCCTACCATCACAGCCAGCGGATCGTCTGCAGGCTGTGCGCCGTTCTGCACAGGCTGGGGTGCAGCCGGCGGTACAGAAGGGCTTGCAGGAGGCACGGCATCGGGCCGGCCTTTCGGCTCCGTCTGTGCGGCGGGCTGTCCGCTTTGCCCGGACGGCTCTGTGTCCGGCTGAGCTTCCGTTCCAGGCTGGGCTGCATTGGACGGCACGTTAGAATGGTGGAGGGCCTCCTCCGCCTGCACCTTTGCGCCGCAGTTCGGACAGAACGCTGCGCCAGCCGGGATTTTGTAACCGCATTTGAGACAATACATGGCAATCTCCTTTCACATTCATTCGTCGTTTTTGTGTTCCCCGGAACGCAGCTATAGTATAGCAAACAGGGTGGACACTGACTGACGCTTTGAACCTCTGCCTCAAAATTTTTTGAAAAAATTTGCAAAAATGGCAGCGCCTTCCCCGTAGCTGCCCGCGCAACGCAAACGGAAAAGCCCACTTTACAACTGTATATTATCTTTAGGAACCGTATGGATAGAATGTCCATGCGGCTTTTCTTTTGCCAAAATTCCAAAAAGAAAGGAGCATCTGCATGAACAAACTGCCCATTGCAATTGCCGAAGCGCTGCTTGCATTGGTCGTAGCCGTTGCAGCCGAAGCCATTAAGAGCGTCTCCGAGTGAGGAGGAAGAGCATCCCGTATGTCTGGATTCACTCGCATCCTGCCGCGCAGCCGTGCGCCGCCGGCAGAACTTTCCCGTCCGTAAACAAACCACACAAAACTTAGAATGCAAAGGAGAAATTATCATGTCTGCTTGTGTCGAAACCATGTTTTACGTCCGTGAAAAGCCCTGGCACGGTCTTGGTGTGCAGGTCATGGACGCTCCCACTTCTTATGATGCGCTGATTCTGGCCGGTCTGGACTGGCAGGTGGAACAGTACAACGTCTATACCTCTGCCGGGGACCGCATTCCCGGCTACAAAGTCAACACCCGTAGCACCGACCACGCCCCGCTCGGGATCGTGACCGACCGCTATCAGGTGGTGCAGAACAGCGACGCCTTCAAATTTACCGACGATCTTCTGGGCGAAGGCGTCACCTATGAAACCGCCGGTTCCCTGCAGGGAGGCCGCAAAGTCTGGCTGCTGGCCCGAATGCCTGAAAAGTACATCATTGCCGGGGACGAGATTGCCCCGTACCTGGTGGTTCTGAACAGCCATGACGGCAGTTCCGGGGTCAAGGTTGCCATGACGCCCATCCGTGTGGTCTGCCAGAACACCCTCAACCTGGCCCTGGGTCAGGCAAAGCGCATCTGGAGCACCCGCCACACCGAAAACGTGATGAGCCGCGTTCAGGAAGCGCGGGACACCATCCTGATGGCCAACGACTATATGCAGGAGCTGGGCAAAGAGGTTCACACACTGACCGGCATCAAGCTGTCCGACCGGAAGGTCATGGAGTTCATGAATGAGTTCTTCCCTGTCACCGAGGATATGACCGACGCGCAGAAGCGGAACAACAAGCGCCTGCTGGATGATCTCAAGCTGCGCTATTTTGAGGCCCCCGACCTCGACCACGTGGGCAAAAACGGCTGGCGGTTTGTAAACGCCGTCTCTGATTTTGCCACCCATGCCGAACCGATCCGCCGTACCAAAAACTACAACGAAAATCTGTTCCTGCGGACAGCAGAAGGCAATCCGCTCATCGACCGCGCCTATAAGATGGTGCTGGCCGCCGCATAAGCCCAAGGAGAATGTGAGATGAAAAAAGTGATCGAAAAACTGCACAAAGAACTGTCTCAGTATTTGTCGGATGTGGAGAAATCCAGCCCTTCCCACATCCTTCTGGAATCGTACCAGATCGAGATGAAATGCCATCTGGTAAGCGCCATGATCTACATTGCGGACAATGGTATGCTGCCGGAAGCTGTCTGGACCCACCTGCTGGTCCAAAACTGCCCTCTGGATTACCTCTATGAGCTCTGGATGAACGATCCCAACACCCTCACGCCGGAGTTGGCCGAAATCATGAAACCTGTTTTGGAGCGAGACTACGAAGCCCATAAGGCCAGGGAAGGAGGACGCACCGCATGAAACGTATAATTTCCACCGTGGGTCTGTCCCGGGCCGATTGGCTCCGCACCCGCAGGCAGGGCATCACCGGAACAGACGCCGGAGCTATCACCGGCATGAATCCATATGTCTCCGCCTTCCAGGTATATCAGGACAAGCTCGGCACCGACATACAGGAGGCTGACAACGAAGCCATGCGGCAGGGCCGCGATCTGGAAGAATACGTAGCCTCCCGTTTTACAGAGTCCACCGGTTTCAAAGTACGCCGGGCCAACGCCATCTTCCAGAACGAGGCCCACCCCATCATGCTGGCCGATTTTGACCGGCTGATCGTCGGCCAGAAAGCTGGGCTGGAATGCAAAACGGTATCGCCCTATTCCGCCGACAAATGGAAGGATGGGGCGATTCCTCTGCACTATCAAATGCAGGTGCAGCACTATCTGGCTGTGTCCGGGTTTGACTGCTGGTACATTGCAGCCATGATCTTTGGCAAAGAGTTTATCATCCGCAAAATCGAGCGGGACGAGGAACTGATCCAGTACCTCATCACCATCGAGGAACGTTTTTGGAAAGAGCACATTTTGGCCCATGTCATGCCGGAACCGGATGGAAGCAGCAGCTGCTCGGAGGAAATCGCCAAGCTCTATTTCAAATCCAATGGAGCAAAGTCTGTTCAACTGCTGGGATGCAATGGTCTGCTGAACCGCCGTCAGGAGTTGACTGCCCTTATTGACAAGATGGAAAAAGAGCGGAGCGCCATCGACCAGAAGATCAAGCTGGAAATGCAGGATGCCGCCTATGGCATTGCCGAACCATACCGGGTGTCATGGGTCTCCAGCGACACCACAAGGCTGGATACCAAGCGGCTCAAAGCAGAACAGCCGGACATCTATAACCAGTACAGCAAAACCACCACCAGCCGAAGATTCACTGTAACCAAGGCTGCCTAACCAAAGGAGAGATCATGATGAATATAGGCAATTATGACCTGAAAAGCGAATTGCAAGCACAGGCACAGCTTCAGCCTGTCAAGGATACTGGCGTCAAACTGACCAAGGACATGTCTATCCCGGACATGGTGCGGGCCATGGCCCCCGAGCTGAAAAAAGCGCTGCCCTCGGTCATGTCGCCGGAACGCTTTACCCGAATCGCCCTCTCGGCCCTCAACAACACCCCGCAGCTCAAGCAGTGCACCCCCATGAGCTTTATCAGTGCCCTGCTCACGGCTGCACAGCTGGGGCTGGAACCGAACACACCCCTGGGGCAGGCATACCTGATTCCTTATAAGAATAAGGGCACCCTCGAATGCCAGTTCCAGATCGGCTACAAAGGATTGATTGATCTTGCCTACCGCAACGGACAGATGCAGACCATCCAGGCACAGGCCGTCTACGAGAACGATTACTTTGAATATGAGTACGGCCTTGAACCCAAGCTGATTCACCGCCCCGCCTACTCTGATCGGGGTGAAGTGACCTATTTCTATGGTCTCTTTCGCACCGTCAATGGAGGCTACGGCTTTTCCGTCATGTCCAAACTGGATATGGACGCCTTTGCCAAGACCTACTCCAAGGCGTTTGATTCCAGCTACTCCCCCTGGAAAACCAACTATGAGGAAATGGCCAAGAAAACCGTGGTCAAACAGGCCCTCAAATATGCTCCCATCAAGACCGATTTCCAGCGCGCCCTGACAGCGGATGAATCCATCAAGCGTC